TCAGCCCGCCGGCAGCCGGTAGAAGATGAAGCCGCCGATCTCGGCCGTTGGTACCAGCCCGACGGCCCAGCCCGGCAGTTCCTCCGCCAGGTGCCAATGGGTGGCGCCGCCGGTCGGGTCGCCCAGCACGCCGGCCGCGGCGCGGGCGGCGACGCGGCGGCAGGTCTCCAGCGCCGCATCCGCCTCGCCCGAGAGCATGGCGTTCAGCAGCGCCTTGCGTCGCGGGTGCTTCGGCATCCAGCAGCCGAACAGGAAGGGCGCGCGGCAGACCAGGGCCAGCATCGGCGCCAGGCCGAGGCCCGGCGCCGCACCCGGGGCGTAGCGCGCGGCCGCCGTGGCATCCGCCGCGGCCAGCCGGGCGCGGTTCACCGCCAGCGCCGCCAACGCCTCGATGGCGCGGACCGGCTTGCTGCCGGCCTCGGCGCGGAGGGTGAGGGCGAGGATATCGGCGCCGGTCATGCCTCGTCCTCCTCGGCATGGCTGCGGTCGCGCAGCCGGGGCATGGGCTGGCCCAGGGGGGCGCCCAACCGCTTCACTTCCTCGATCTTCTCCTCGATGCGCAGCAGATGCTGGGAAAGGCGCCGGTCCACGTCGCGGATGAGGGAGAGCGGGACGTAATTGCGCGCGACTTCCAGCTTGAATTCCGCCAGGTCGTCGCGGGTGCGGGTCACCGCCTCGGTCTCGCGCTGGTCGCTGCGGTCGATGCGGTCATGCATGTCCCGCCGCAGGCCGAGGATCATGTAGAACAGCGCGGCGACGATCGGCGCCTCCACGGCGGTGATCCACCAGGTGGTTTCGAACGGCATGGGGGCTCCTCGCTGCCTCCTTGAAGCGGGTGGGGGGGCCGCCCACCCTTCAGGCCGAAGGAGGGGCGGTGATTTGATCGAATGGAACGAGCCCTATCTGGAGACCTGCTGCCGGTCGGCCCTGCACCGGCTGACCCTGGTCGGCGCGGTGGGACGGCCGGCGGGGCTGAAGGACGGGCCTTGCCTGCGGCGGCTGCAGGGGATGGGGCTGGCGGCGCAGCGGCCGGATGGGCGGTACGAGCTGACGGAAGAAGGCGTGGCGCGGCACCGGAGCGAGATTCTGCGCCGAGCGGGTTGAGGGAGGGCCCTGCCCTCCTCGTTGGGCGCAGTGCGCCCAACCCCACCCGCAAAGGGCCGAAGGGCCCTTGGAACCCTTGAGTTTGGCGTTTCGACCGTCGCGCCTGAGACTGGTGGTTTCCAAAGGCCCTTCGGCCTTTGGCGGATCGGACGCACTGCGTCCGATGCGAGAGAGGGGCGGAGCCCCTCTCGACCTAGAGCGGGATCGGTTGGGCTGCGCTCACCCGCCCCGCTCTAGCTCTTTGTTCGGTCGCGTGATTCACGGTTTCGGTCGATTCGACCTCAACCGATCACGCTCTAGCCTCCGTGCCACCCCTGGCCGCGTACCGCCGGCACGACTGCCGGCAGCCGCACCGGCTCCGCCAGCAGGCACCCCGCCAGCGCGTCCAGCGCATCGTCCCGGTTGCCGGCGGCGTCGGGCCGCCACGCCGCCATTTCCGCCGGAAAGGGCGTGCGGAACACGGCTTCATGCGCATGCAGCCGCCGCGCCGCCAGCGCCGGTTCCAGTGCGGAGAGGATCCGCTCCACCTTGGCCCGCCGGCTGGTGTGCTCGATCACCGTGCAAGGCGCCCCGGCCCGCGCCAGCTCCCGCCGCAGCAGCGCCGGCAGGAACCGCCCGAGGCCGTTGGTCTCGACGCGTACCACCGGCAGCAGCAACTCCCGCGCCAGGCTGGCCACGGCGCGGCATTGCTGCGTCGCCGGGTCGATGGCGGCATCCGGGTCATGCGTCAGCCACTGGATGCGGTGGAGGAAGTGGTTGCCCTCCCCATCCGCATAGGTGGCCGCCAGCACGGAGCCGTCGCCGGAAACGCCACGCGCCGGCGGCCGCCCGAAGGCCGGGTCCCAGAACCCGCCCCCCGAGACCAGCCGCCGCCCGAGTAGCAGCAATTGCGCCCGCCCGCTCGCCTCCCGGTACTCCGGCTCCTCCGCATAGCGGATGAGCAAGGCGGGATCGAGCCGCAGCGCCGCCTCGGCGACCGCCTGCAGCAACATCTGCCGCGCGAAGCGATGCGGGCCGACGCGGCTGCGCAGCGCCTCGATCGCCGCCGCGTCGAAGCGCTCCGGCCAGGCGCTGTTCCCTGCCGCATCCAGCAGCGGCAGGGTGAAGCGCCGATAGCCGGCGAGAAACGCCTCCCCCTGCGAGGGATGCAAATAGAGCGTTTCCGCGCAATGCGGCGTGCCGATGTAGAGCACGGTGCCGCCGGGGACGAGCACGAACTCCACCTCGGCCAGCCGCGCCCGCAACTCCTCTCGCTTCGCCGGCGTGTCGCAATTGCCCGCCACCTCGACATCGTCGCAGATGACGAGGTCGGCGCGTGCGCCGGTGATGTTGCCGCCCAGCCCCTGGGCCAGCATGGACGGGTCCCGCAGCACGGCATCCCGCGCCACGGTGAAGCGGTCCATCGCCCAGTTTTCCGCGCCTTCCGGCAGCAACGGGCGACATAAGGGGTGACGTTCCAGGATGCGCCGGACCTGCGCCACCATCTTCACCGCCAGGGGCTGGTCCGCCGCCAGCACCAGGATGCGCGTCTCCGGCGCCCGCAGCAGCCGCCAGGCGCAATAGAGCCCGGTGAGCGTGGATTTGCCGCAGCCGCGGAAGGCCATCAGCAGCAGCCGCCGGTCGCCCGTCTCCCACCGCAGTTGCAGCCAGCGGGCGATGCGGCGATGCGGGGCCGGCGTGGTCTGGTTCTGGACGTGATTCCAGATCCAGACGAATTCCAGGAAGTCAGGCTCCGTCCCCTGGGTCATCGGTTTCGGATTCCTCCTTCATCTCCGCGGCCATGAAAGAGCGGTACTTCGCCAGCGATTCCCCGATCTCCTGGAGCTGCGCCTCGTCCGCCTGCCCGGCGGCCAGCTTCAGCAATTGCTCGAGATGCGAGAGCGCGGCCTTGCCGGCGGTGTGGCGCCCGGCGAAGAGCTTGCTCGCGCCATCTTCCTGCGTGGCCGGGTCGGCGGACATGAAGCGGTGATAGTCCGCGAGGATCAGCCGGGCGGATGCGACGAAATCCAGATCGATCTTCGCCCTGCGCTTGCCTGCCATCGGCGTCAGAGCCGCGGCTTCGCGGCGCGGACGAAGAGCGTCCCCGCATCGAGGTCGATCGGGTTCGAGGGGTGGCGGTTGGTGGCCCGCGCCGTCACCGTGCCGGTGGCGCCGGTGGTGGTGATGGCGGCGGTCCATTCGACGAAGGCGGAGGCCTGGCCGGTGAAGCTCGCCTGCACGAAATCGCCGTTCTGCACATAGGGCATCGTCACCGCCTGGATGGCGACGGCGCCGGCCGCGAGCTCCGGCGGGTCATAGGCCAGCGAGGCCGTCAGCTCCCGCGTGCCCCAGAGCCGGCCGGCGCCGGCCAGCACCTGCGGCGCTTCCGTCGCCGGCGCGTAGAGCCGCAGCGATTTCAGCACGGAGGCGGCATTGCCGCCGCGCACGCCGATGACCGCGAAGGCGGCACTGGCATGCAGCGTGACGCGCTGCAGCCGGTTGAGCGCGACGCCGCCCGTCAGGCTGTCCAGATCCGCATTGCCTTCCCACCAGTAGGAGGGCGGGCCTTGCCAGGCGGTGTTCATGTTGGACCACAGCACGGGGGCGCTGTTGTCCAGCACGTTCTCCGCCGCGTCGAACTGCATGGCCATGGGCCGCAAGCCGCTGCCCTCCGCCGCCAGGAAGAACTCCTTGCAGGTGGTGCAGTCCACCACGAAGGCCAGCGCCCGGCTGGTCGGCAGCGTCACGGTATTGGCGTTCAGCGTGACGGAGGAGAGGCCGGGAAAGCAGAAGCCCGTCAGGTCGGTCGGCGGCCCGGCAGGGTTGCCGGAGAGCACCGCCAGCCCCTCGAAGCCGGTGGAGGCGCTGTCCCAGCGGAAGGCGCGGCTGCGGACATTCGCCGCCTCCGCCACCAGCCGCGGGCTGCCGAGCGCCGCCGCCGCCTGGTGCAGCGGCAGCACCGTGCCGCCGGCGCGCGTCGCCGTGCCGGCATAATGCACCGCGCAGCCGGTGAAGCCATAGGTGCCGACATAGGCCACCTCGTAGCGCGCATCCGAGAAGCCGGCGGTATGCCGCGCGACGAAGGGGGAGCAGGCTTCCATCCGCACGCCCTGCGCGATCAGCCCGCGGCCATCCACCTCCACCAGGAAGGGGATGGCGTCCACGGTGCCGGGCGTGCCCTGGCGTTGCAGCTCGAAGGCCGGGCCGGTGAAGAGATGCGCGTTGTGCAGCCGGTAGGCGCCCTCGGCGGCGGAAAGCCGCACGCCGAAGCGGCCCATGCCCGGGTTGGTGCCGGAGGAGCAGGCGAAATGCCCGCCGGCATGCCGCAGCGAATTCATCCAGGCGGCAGCGGTCGCCGTGCGCAGATCGAGGCCGATGCGGTTGTCGATGATGCGGCCGTAGCGCAGGTCGCTGTCCTCGCAGCCGCGCTGGTCGCCGAGGAGCTGCACGCCGATGGTGAAGCGCTCCGCCCGGCGGATCTCCACCTGGCAGGCATCGATGTTGCGGATGCGGATGCCGACATCTGCCTCGTCGATCCAGTCGCTTTGCAGCGAGCGATAGACGGCGAGGCCGAGATAGCTCTTGCGCTGGTTGTTGACCTCGCCGCCGTCGCCGAGGGTGAGCGCCGCCTGCCCGCCCGGCCCGGCATAGAGGATGGTGCCGCGCATCTGGATGCCGGCCGCCGCCCCCGGCAGCAGCAGCGGCAGGGTGGTGCGGAAGACGCCCTCCCCCACCTCCAGCAGCTTGCCGCTGGCCGCCGCGGCGTTCATCGCGGCTTGCAGGGAGGGGCCGTCATCCGTCACGCCGTCGCCGGTGGCGGCGAAATCGCGGGCGGAGAGGCGCTCCGCCAGCTTGTCCTCCACGGTGCGCGGCACGCCATCCGGGAAGGGCACGCTGATCGTGCCCTCGCCGCGGTCGAACACCGTCAGGTTGCCGATGCTGTCGAAGCCCAGCAGCTTGTTCACCCGCCCGCCGCGCAGCGGCACCGTCGTCACCCCGCCGATATCGGAGGGGTCGAGCTGGATGGCATTGGCCATCTGTGCCTTCACCTCCTGCAGCGCGGCGATCTGGTAGTCCAGCTCATCATTCAGCGTGCGGGCGCGGAGGATGCCATTCTCCTGGAAATCCGTGATGCGCTCCACGGCCAGGTTGCGTCGCAGCGTCAGCACCGCGCCGGCACGCGGCGGCTCGGGGAATTCCACCGTGCCGCCGGTGCTTTCCCCCGCGCCGGTCACGGCGAAGCCGTAGCCCTGCACCAGCCCGTCCACCCGCAGCTCGAGGTCGGTCTCGGCGAAGATCGGGAAAGGGTAGGTGAAGCTGGTCTGGACGCCGTCCGCCACGTACTGCACGCGTGGCGCGACGTCGCCGATCTTGATGTGCTCGGCCATGTCGGGCTCCGATATCTCGGTTGCGGCGCAGGCGTGGCCGTGTGGGGCTGCGCCTGGTCAGGGGGCGCCGGCGCCTCCCGGCGGGGAGGCGCGCCGGGGCGCCATGGGTCAATCCAGCAGGCTGCGCGCGGCGCTGCCGAGGGTGCGGCCGCTGCGCAGCAGCGTGGTGAGGGTGCCGTCCGGCTGCAACAGGCTGGCGCGGCCCCGGGCGAGCTGCGCCTGGTAGGCCTCCTCATCCGCTGCCTGGGCGGCGGCGGCATCCTGCTGCAGCCCGCCGGTGACGGCGGCGGCGGAGCCTTCATCCGGCTGCGGCCCGCTCGCCGCCAGCCGGGCGCGGGTGGCGGCGACGGTGCGGGCCAGATCCTGCTGGCGCCGGCGCGTCTGCTCCTCCTGCTGCACCGCCAGCTCCTGCTGCCGGGCCGCCTGCTGCTGCTGGGCGATCTGCGCCTGCGCCCGCGCCGTCGCCTGCTGCGACTGCTGCTGACGCACGGTGCCGTAGACGGTAGCGCCCGCACCGAGCACGGTGGCGAGCGAGGCGAGAGAAGCCATCAGTCGGTGATCCTCGTCTCGGTGGTGACGGAAAGCAGCGTCATCGGCAGCGGCGTCGCATCCTCGATCCGCCAGAGCGGCGCGAGCGCGTCCCGCTTCCAGCCGATGGCGCGGAGCTGCACATCGCCGGTGAAGCGTTGCGGCGCGGCATCCAGCAGTGGCGTGCCGAGCCGGCGGAAGGAAACCGGCGTGCTGCCGCGGCCGAGATCGACCGAGAGCGCCGCGCTGTCCAGCAGCCGGAAGGTGACGGAGACCAGCCGCAGCGGCGCCGCCTTGACGCCGGTGACGGTGGCGAGGTCGGGCGGCAGCGGCTCGATCACATGGCTGAAGGCGAGGCCGGCCTGCAGGGTCAGCGCGCCAGGGTCGATGGTGACGGCGCCGTTCGAGACCAGGGCGGACTCGCGCGGCGCACCATCTGCCAGGATGCCGACGGTGCGGCCATCCAGATGGCCGAGCCCGGACCAGCTTTCCTGCGGCGTGGCGCTGCTGCCGGTGAGCGCCGCATCCAGCGCCAGAGCCGGGTCGAAGCGTTCCAGCCGATGCGTGCCGCCGCGCTCCACCACCGCCCAGACGGTGCCTTCGATCTCGGCCAGGGCAAGGAACAGCCCGTCCGTCTCCTGCCGCGTCCAGGCGGTGACTTCCTCGGCGCGGTAGAGCGTGAGCGTGGCGAGGCCGCCATCGGCCATCGCCACGTGCAGCAACCGGCGAATCTGGTCGTAGCACATCGCCACCGGGTCGCGGACCAGGTGCTGCGCCGCCAGCGCCAGGTCATTCGCCTGATAGACCTGCTGCAGGTCCGTGTAGGTGAACTCATAGACGCCGCGGCCGCTGCGGGAGACGAAGATGGTGGAACCATCGACATCCACCGGCGCGATCATCCGCGCCACCGGCGAGCCGACCCGCGTCTGCCGGTTGAGCTGGATGGAGGCGGGGGTGAGCGGCGCGCCGCTGACCATCCACTCCGCGCCGGAGGTGAAGACCTGGAGGTGCAGGCCGGAGAAGACGCCGCGGATTGCATTCACCTGGTCGGAAACCAGGCCGAAGGCGATGGACTGGTCGTCGAGCCCGGTGCCGGTGTCGAAGTTGAAGAGATCGCCGGAGCGCGAGAGCCAGAGCCGGTTCGGCAGATCCCGCGAACCGCCGATCACCAGCCGGTCCTGGTGGAAGCAGAGGCAGACCGGCCAGCCGCGCACGGCGGAGAAGGAGGCCTCGTCCCAATCCGCGGTCGCCGCGGTGCCGGGGAGCACTTCCTCCACCGAGGCCGTCGCGGAGGTGGCGGTGGCGACGGCGGTGACCAGCACCCGCTTGCCGCCGAGGCGGAAGCGCGTGCCGACATGACCAGGCAGGAAGGCGGCGGCGGAGGCGGTCAGCGCTACGCTGCCGCTGGTGCCGGAAGGCGTCAGTGTCGTCGCGATGTCGCTGAAGCGGAAGAAGGGCTCGTAGAGGAAGCTCCAGGCCGTCACGCTCCAGCTTGTATGGCTGCTGCGCGTCACCTTCTGCGGCACCATGTCCGGATGGCAGAGCAGCAGCGTGTCCGCGCTTTGGGTGAAGGCGAGCTGCGGCAGCATCGCCGCTGTCCAGGGGCCGCTGATCTGCGCCACCTGGTCGTCATTAATGAAGACCCGTAGCTGACCCGCGGTCAGCACCAGCAGGTAGGTCTGCTCGGTGTTGAACTCGAAGGGGATCAGCCGGGCAGGGCCGGGGAGGGTCATCACATGGCGCAGCCCGGGGCGGCGGGTGACGCCGCCCGTGGGCTGGATGAAGACGTTGCGCAGCCTGCGCGCGCCATTGGCCCAGGCGCGCAGATCCGGCCGGCCGAGCAGTTCGGGCGCCACCTCGCCGGCGGCGAAGCTGGTCTTCAGGATGCGGGACTGGGCCATCTCAGCCCCGCGCATTCAGCAGCGGGAAATCCTCGATGCCGCGCGGCGTCGCCTGCTGGCTGTCCGCCTGGCGCGCGCTGCGGAGCTCCGCCTCCGCCTGGTTCAGCAGAAGCTGGGCGCGGGAGGTGTTCTCGGTCAGCGGGATGCAGAATTCGGCGGCAAGGCGCGTGGCCAGCGCGGCGGCGAAGAAGGGCGGGAAGGCGGCCTCCACCGGGCGGAAGATGTAGGAGAGGATGACCTGCTCCGCGCTGCAATGCAGCCGGTCCTCCAGGATGCGGTAGACCAGGCCGCGGCCGCTATTCGGCGTGCCGGCGGAGAGGGCGCGGAGGAAATCCACGGGGAGCTGGAAGGCGTGGTCGAAATCCGCGGTCGGCCGGGCGGAGAGCCGCGGCAGGGCGGCCTGGGCGGTCGCGAAGCTCCACGGGAAGAGGGAGAGCAGGGCGTCGCGCACAGCCGGGTAGAGATTCGCCGCCACCTCGGCCTCGGCGGTGCCTTCATCGAGCGAGGCGATCGGCTGTGCGCCGATCTTCAGCAGCGCGCGCGAGCAGAGCGCGAGGGCGGAAAGGGCCATTTGGGGCTCCGGGCAGGCGGGAGGTGGAAAAGGAAGGGCCCACCCCCACCCCGACCCTCCCCCGCATTGCGGGGGAGGGAGTGCGGCAAGCCCTCCCCCGCTGGCGGGGGAGGGTTGGGTGGGGGTGGCCAGGCCGCGCGAACTATTCCTTGGCGCGCATCCGCAACTACTCTTTCGCGCGCATGCGCACGACGCCGGTGTTGTCCACCAGCACCGCGCCCTGGCTCATCATGGTGTTGACGAAATGCGCAGCGCGGTCGCCATGCCAGGTGACGTCCGTGGTGATCTCGGACGCCACGGCGTGGCCGACCGCGCTCTTGTGGTAGAAGTAGCAGTAGCGCAGCGTGCCGCTCAGGGTCAGGCCGCTATGCGGCATCCAGGTGGCGCCCAGCCAGCGCTTCGCCTGGGTGCCCTTCCAGGGCAGCTCGTCCGGACCGATATAATCGGCATTGGCGAATTCCTGGATGGTCAGCAGCTCGCTCCACTGCTTCCAGCCGACCACCGCGAAGCGGTTGCCATCATCCGGCACGTCCGCATTGCCCAGCGCCTGGAAGGCCAGCAGCACCTTGGCGCGGGTCAGGCCGTCATTGTCGGTCTCGCCGCTGTTGGTGCCGATCGCCTCGACCGTGCCGCTGTCCAGCGCGGCGATGATCAGCTCGTCCGTCTTGCGGCCCAGCGCATAGGCCCCGGCATTCGCCACCACGGCGCGCTCATCGATGTTGGTCTTCAGCTCGTCCAGCCGGTCGATCCAGTCGCCGGCGTAGTAGTCCTGCAGGAAGCATTCGACGGCGGTGTGGTCGATGTTCATCACCGGCACCACGCCGTTGCGGGCCTTCGCCGCCGCGGTGCCCTTGCCCACCTTCTGGAAGATGGTGGAGGCGCCGCGGACATCGGATTTGCTGCGCACGCTGGGGCGCAGCTTGCTGCCGTGACGCTGATAGGCCTCCTGCACCTCGGCTTCGTATTGCTTGATGAAGGCCTGGTCGATGGAAGCGGACATGTGTCCTTCCTTTCACGATGGGGGCGGAAGCGCCGCCGCCACGGTTGGCCGCGTTCGCGGGCCGGACGGCTGCGCGCGGCCATGGCCCGCACGGCGCGGCGCCTTGCGGGTTGGTCATGGCCGTGAAGGGAGGGGGCGGGCGATGCGACAACGGCCGCGTCACGCGAGGCGGGTGGCGCCTGCGTCGGCAGGGCGCGCCTCGGCGCGGCCGGGCATCCGCCCGCCCCCGGGCGCCGCGCCGCGAGGAAGGCGGCGGGCGCCCGCGGCAGGGCGAGGGCGCTGTGGGGGAGGGGGCAGCGCGCACTCCAGCCCTGCCGGAGAGGGTGGGGGCCTGGTGCCCTGCCCGCTCCTTCGCTGCCATGGCAGCGAAGGAGCAGATAAGCAGGACCCTCAAACAAAGGCTGGTGCCCGATCCGAAGGGCGCCGCGCCAACGGCGAACTTCGGAAGCGGGACATCAGGCCTCGGCTCAGTTGCCGACCAGGCGGCGGAAGCCCTCGGTCACGCGGCGGACGAAGGCCGGGTCCCGCTGCCGCCAGTAGCGCGGGTCGCGCATCATGGCGCGCAGCTCGCTCTCGCTCTCGGCGGTCTGCGGCGCGGCATCCCGGCTAAGGCCCGGCTCCTCCTTCCGCATCATCTGCTCCAGGGCGAGCACGCCATCCGCGGTGCTGGCCAGCGCGCCGTAGACGCCCTCCGGCAGCTTCGCGCGGCCCCAGGCGGAAAGCTGCGCCGCCACCTGGCGGAACCGCTCCTCGCCGCCGAAATGCGCCATCAGCTTCTCGCGCTGCCGGTCGGCCTCGTACTGCGCTGCGGCCTCGGCGATCAGCGGCAGCAGCCGCTCCGCCGCCAGATCGTAGACGAGCTGCGCCTGGTCCTGGGTGAAATTCGCCTGGTGCAGCCGGCCATTCACCTCGTCGTCGGAGCAGCAGAGCGCATGCGGCGGGGTGATGCTGTAGCCCTCCGGCGCGTCCGGGATGCCCATGGCCTGGCGGAAGCGCAGCAGGTCCTCCGGCGCCGCATCGGCAGCCGGCGGGCCCATGCGCTGGGAGAGGCGGCGCTCCAGCTCGCGGTAGGATTTCAGCAGGGCGTCGACGCGCAGCGCGCCGGTCTCGGGGTCGCGGAATTTCTCCGGCACATCGGTGGGGGCGGGACGCGGGGCGGGCGCGCTGCCCTCCGGCGCGGAAGACTGGTCCGGCGACTGCAGCAGATCCTCAGGCATGCGGGGTCACTCCCGGTTGGGCAGGGGGTTGAGCGGGGCTCGACAGCAGCACCTCGGCCGGGGCGCCGAGGGTGCGGGCCAGCCAGCGCGTGGCGGCGACGGCATCGACCTGGGCGGCCGCGCTGCCGCCGAGCTTGCCGACGGATTCCAGGAACAGCAGGGTATTCGCCGCATCCGCACGGCCCTGCACGCGGGCCAGCGGGCTTTCGTAGCGCAGCGCGACCTCCCGCCCATCGGCCACCAGCAGCGGCGGCAGCTCGCCCCGCCGGCGGAGGATGGCGAGGCAGCGCATGACGAGCGGCGTCAGCAGCTCCGTCTGCAAGCGGCCGTAAGTGGCGCCGAGCAGCCGCGCGGTCTGGGCGCTGCGTTCCAGCACCTCGGTCGCCGTCATCTTCGCGTCCTGCGCCGGGCCCAGCCGGTCCGCCAGCAGCGCGCCGCGGATGCGGGTGCGGAGATCCTCGAGCACGAGCTGCGAGACGTCGAAATTGCCGGGCGCGGCGAGCGGCGTCAGGCCGGCGCTGCCCGGTGCCTTCGGGATGATGGCGCCGGGGACCAGCTTGATGGTGGCGGGGTTCAGCACCCCGTCATCCTCCGCCTGCCAGATCCCGGTCGCGGCGATGGAGGCGTTCTTCAGAATCAGCTCCACCACCTTGTTGGCGGTGCGGATATCCGGCAGCGCCTTCATCACCGGGCCGCGGCCGTAGAGTTCGCCCGGCACCTTCATCCAGCGGAAGGCGATGCAGGGATTCTCCGCGAAGCGGCCTTCCGCCAAGGGCAGCGGCCGCAGCGGATCGTCGATCAGCAGGGCGTGGTAGCTTATGCCGCCGCGGTCCGGCTGCACCACTTCCAGCACCGGATGGGCGGTGGTGTCGCCATTCGCCGCCTCGCGCAGCAGTTCAGGCGGCAGCACTGCCTCGGGGAAGCGGCGGCGCAGCGCGGTGGCGGTCAGCCGGGCCTGGCGATAGACGATGGAAAGCCTGCCATCCGGCCCTTCCTCCAGCACCGCCATGCGCATCGGCACCGCGCTGAAGCGGAAGGCGGAGGCCTCGCCGAGCGGCGCTTCCTCCACCATCAGCAGCCCGGTGCCGGTGATGACCAGGTCGAGGAAGGCCTGGTGCATCTCGATCGCGAAGTTGGAGCGGTCGAAATGCCGCTGCAGCGTATCCGCCGCATCCTCCAGCGCGAGCGCCGCAGCGTGGCCGCGGGCGGTATCCTGCAACGGCCGCGCGGGCGCCAGGCCGAACCAGCGGGACCAGGGCGGCGTCAGCTCCGCCAGCAGGGAGGCGGCGAGCTGCTCCACCGCATCGGCCGCCGTGGCGTCGAACAAAGCGGGGCCGTGCTGCGGCGCGGGCAGCACGTAGTCGTAGCAGGCCTGCCAGATCGGCTCGACCGGCCGGCGCCGTTCGAGGGCGCTGGCATGGCCGGCGAGGAGCGCTTCGGCGTCCATCGGGGTCACTCTCCCAGCAGGGATTTGCGGGCGGCGGCGGGCAGGGTGGGCGCCGGGTCCAGCACGCCGCGGGCGGAGGTGGCGATGGTGCCGGCGATGCCGCGGGCGGCGCGGCTGCGGGCCTCGCTGCGCGCTTGGCTGGCGGCATCCGCCGCGGCAGCTTCGGCCGCGCTGATCGTCTCCGCGGGAGTGGGGGCGGGGGCGGGCGTCGGCTGGACGATCACCGGCCGCGGGGAACTGAACAGGCCACCCATGCGCATCCTCTCCTGTCGGCAGGGCTCCGCGACCCCGGGCGCAAAAAAGCGCGGACCCGGTCCTTCACGGGGAAGGGCCGGGTCCGCGCCAAGGGAGGGGATCGGGAGGAAGGCCAGCGGGCGCAGTTCGCCCGTTGACGAGGAGGTTCTTAGCCGAGGATGCTGCGATGGTCAAGAAAATATTCTTAGGACCAGACGGAATTCCATAGCAGTGAATAAGCAGGTATTCCTGCAAACACAGAAACGGTGGAACGGCATCCGTGCCGTTCCGCCGCTGCGTGTGTCGGGGCGCTGCCCCCGAACCCCCGGCAGGAGGGCGTCGCGGGCAGCGCCAGCGACCCTGCACCTCCGCCGGGACCAGGACCTTGGCCCCGGACCCCGGTCTGAGTTTTGGACTAGAGCGTGATCGGTTTGAGGTCGAATCGACCGAAACCGTGAATCACGCGACCGAACAAAGAGCTAGAGCGGAGCGGGTGAGCGCAGATCAACCGATCCCGCTCTAGTGGGTTCAGCCTGCCGACTTACACCGGGGTCCGGGGAGGGAGTTGCCGGCACTGCCGCAACCACCGGCGGGGTGCAGGGGCAGAGCCCCTGCTGGGGGGTATGGGGGCGAAGCCCCCACGCTTCAGCCCCCGATACAGCCCATGCGGCGTCACCGCGAAGGGCGCCCCACACCCCAGCACCGCCCGGCAGAACGAGACGCAATTCAACGGCCAGAGCGAGGGCAGCACGGACCAGCGCGGCCCGCCCGGCTGGAAGGGCCCCAGCACCGTCAGCCCCGCCCGGCGGTAGAAGCCCGGCAGGTCGAAGCCCGCCGGCAGATCCAGCCGCGTCAGCACCAGCCGGCCGGAGAGCGGGTCCGCCACCAGCCAGCCGCCCGCCTCCTCCAGCGCCGCGAAGCAGTGGCGGAAGCCGGGGCGCAGCAGGCGCAGCCAAGGCAGCTCCGCCGCCCCGCCGAAGGCGATGTAGACGCGCTGCCCCGCCGCCCCGACAGCCCGCCCGTGGGAAGGCCGTGCCCGGATCACGGCCGGTGGCCCGGGAAGGCCAGCACCTCCGCCGGCTGCGCCACCGGCAGCGGGCCGGCGACGATGCCCTTCACCCTGAGCGGCCAGTCGAGCCGCGAGATCGCCTCCCGCCATAGCCGCCAATCGCCCTTCTCGCTGGCATAGCGCGGGTCCGGCGCCGCCTGGCGCTCGCCCCAGATCCGCAGGATGCGGGCATGCTGCAGGTCGATCCGCCGCTGGCGGTAGAGCCGGTCCAGCGCCTTCACCACATCGTCCGGCTCACAGGGCCGCTGCACCAGCCCGGCGCCGGAGACGATGCGGGCGCCGTCGCGCCGGGCGATGAGGGCGGCCATGGTCCAGAACCAGACCTCTTCCGTGGTGTCGAAGGGCTGCATCCGGTTGGGTGTATTGCGGACGGGGGCGTGTCCGGGGCGGGCGGCGGTGGTCAT